ATGATGTCCAGAATACACTTCTGTGGTTGGAAACCAGCGGGCAGCTCGGTCCCGAGGCCATGCAGGCAGTCGATGTATCGGCAACGACACGTTGGCTCGCCGAGCGTCTCGGCGTGCCTGGCCAGCTGGTGAGGGATCTCTCACCGGTTACCAATCTCATCAACGATCTGCTGCCAGCAACCAATGACGAGGACTGAGCTGATGGCAGATACGTGTTCGGAAGACGGCGAACTCGCAGGTTGGGATTGGTTCGAAACAGATCGCACTCAAAGATCGTTCGCCCGATGCTTCAATGGAACTGATGGCGTAGCGGTCGTCGATCATCTCCGTCAGACCATTCTGGATCGCAGATTGGGGCCGAGAGCAAGCGATGCAGAATTGAGGTTTCTGGAAGGCCAAAGGTCAGTCGTTGCCCACATTCTGTCCATGATCGAACGCGGGCACTAACCAACAAGATCCGACAGATCGTATCAACAGATCGGAATTGCAAATGAGTGACCAGATGCTTCATGCCGAAGCCATCGATACATCTGAAGCGAGCATCACCTCGGAAGCGGATTGCGGAGCCACTGAAGCCGTTGCCGAAGCGACCGACGCAGACGCAGGCGCCAACACTCCCGATGAACGCCGGATCGAGAACCAGCGAGAAGGCTCCGACCCTGCGCGTCCTGACGATGTGCCCGAGAAGTTCTGGGATGCTGATGCAGGCGCACTCCGCACGGAGACATTGCTGAAGTCCTATCTCGAGCTTGAAAGAAAGCTCGGAACCATGATGCCAATTCCGAGAGGTGACGATCCAGGCAGTCGCGATAAACTCCAACGTGTTCTCGGCAAACCTGCCTCTGCTGACGACTACGAGATCAAAGCGCCGCATGAGCTGCTTGCAAGTGATCCAGAGATCAATACCAAGCTTCATGAAGCAGGCTTGTCGTCAGAACAGGCCCAGCTCGTCTATGATCTCGCCGCCGAGCATTTGGTTCCCATGATCGAAGAGGTCAATACGGAAGCCAGCCAGCAGGTCCAGCGTTCACAGCTCGCTGCTCATTTTGGCGGCGAAGAGAAGTGGCAGGCCGTCGCACCGCAGATCAAAACCTGGGCCGGAGCCAACCTCACCGAAGAGGTGTATGAAAGCCTCGGATCAAGCGCAGATGGCGTCATTGCCATCTATCACATGATGCAGGCTCGCGAGCCCAATGTGATTTCGGAAGCCACCGTCCCATCATCCAACGTCGATGAACAGCAGCTTTCTCAGATGATGCGCGATCCGCGCTACTGGCGTGACCGAGACCCTTCCTTCATTGCCGAAGTGACTGCCGGATACCGGCGGCTCTTCGACTAAATAGCTGGGTCACCGCTACTTCCATAGCGATACCCCGCCCAACGCTCTGCAACGGCGTGACCAAAGGAGACGACAATGGCCAGACTGCGCGACAAAGGACCGAGTGCTACCTTACTCGTTCGTGATGATGACAATGTGCCGATGCCGATCATGCCTTGGGGCACGACGTTTAATTTGACACCTGACGAGACGACCGCTGTTCGAAACGCCACGCCGGTATCAGATAGCTGCGGCGTTGTCAGCGTCATTGCCATCGGCGGCGGAGCCCATTTTCGCCAGGGCGATGCAACCGTCGTTGCCACGACCGACGACCCATTTCTGCCGGAAGGAATCTGGCATGAGCTGCCGGTTTTTGCAGGCAGTGATACCAGCCATGTCTCCTTCATCGCAGCGAGTGGTGCAGGTAGCATCGTCACGCAGATCTGCGAGAGGCAGTAGCCGATGACGGCGCTAGGTCTCCGCAAGGCGAGAGGGCTCGGCCTGGAGCGAAGGCGACGTCCGGTCGACACAGATGAGCCTCCCCCACCAGAAGGTGAACCCTGGTCGGATTCGACATTTTGGACAGACTCAACCGGCTGGGTCGACTAACGCCGATCAAGCTGGGTTCTAAGAAATCCAAGGCCATGCAGGTGCATTGATAAAGACATCCTCGATGCCGAAGCCTGCATCTTGCGCCCATAGCGTCACAACAAACGATCGGACTTGTCACGGACCACCCGCTCGAAGAGCGAGCCCGTCGATTAAGTCTCGCTTAGGCGGCGCGTAGCCGCCTAGACCGCGGCCCTGCTGTCAGGATCAACCGCGTGTTGTCTCCCGCTGTAACTCAACGGAGGGACGAAAGTGTCCACATCCATCGACCTTCATCAAGCAGTTCGAAGAAGAGGTCCATCAGGCCTATCAGCGGATGGGCTCGAAACTTCGAAACACGGTGCGTGTCAAAAACGGCGTCGAGGGCAGCTCGACCGTTTTCCAGAAGGTCGGGAAAGGCACGGCCTCGACCAAGGCCCGCCATGGCAAAGTTCCGGTGATGAACATCGATCACACACCGATCGAGTGTGTCCTCGAGGACTACTACGCCGGTGACTGGGTCGATCACCTCGATGAGCTGAAGGTCAACATCGACGAGCGCCAGGTGCTCGCCAATGCCGGTGCCTTTGCACTGGGGCGTAAGACCGATGAGCTCATCATTGGGGCCTTGTCCGGATCGACCAATGTCGCCGGTGCCGGCACGGATGGCCTGACGAAGGCCAAGGTGCTGGAGGCATTCGAGATCCTCGGCGACAACGATGTGCCGGATGACGGTCAGCGCTATGCCGCGATCGGCTGGAAGCAGTGGTCCGAGCTCCTCGATATCGAGGAGTTCGCCAACGCTGACTATGTCGGTCCGGATGAGCTTCCCTGGCGTGGGACCCAAGCAAAGCACTGGCTTGGCACCATGTGGATGCCGCATTCCGGTCTCGAACTTGCGAGCGGTGTCCGCCGCTGCTTCTGGTACCACCGCAGCGCCATCGGCCACGCGGTTGGCCAGGATGTGGTCACGGACGTGACCTGGCATGGCGATCGGGCTGCCCACTTCGTGTCCAACTCGATGAGCCAAGGCTCGTGCCTGATCGACGCCGAGGGTGTTGTCGAAATGCCCAGCCTGGAGAGCTAAAAGATGGCCTACGATTCCAACAATCTGAGCGCTCTTACCTATGCCAACGGCTTCACGCTCTGGCACTACAAGACGCCCGATCTCGCAGCCGATGTCGACACCACCGGCTACTTTGATGAGGCCGCCTCAATGCTTCGGACTGGCGACTTCATCATGGCGAATACGGCCATCAACAGCACGATCGCCAGCGGCGTCTTCATCGTGAAGTCGAATGATGGCTCGTCCGTCGACGTGTCCAATATCAGCAGCTTCGGTCTCGCTAACACCGACTGACGCAAGAAAAGCAACGCCTTCTGTCGGCTGCCAACGTGGATGGGCGGCTTGCCCGCCCATCCATGCCCACAGTGTTGTCAGGCGGCTTAGCGGCAATCTCGATGTTCGAGAAGCCCAATCGGGAGACGACGATGTCGAGACTCGTGATGATCGCATTCCTGGCCGCTCTCATCATGCCCAAGAGTTCCTTCGCAAACACTGAAGCGACGTCGGACGCTGTATCATGCCCCGGTCTGCCGATCAGTCTTTTTGAGAGCAGGTTTCCGCCAAAGTTCAAGAGACTGACCTTTGGTAACGCCATGAAAGACACGTTCGTCGAGCTCTGGAAAGCTGGAGCCAGGCCGGAACTGCCGAAGGCGCCGGAGCGCGTCGTGATCTACGCATTGCCCGGCCTGCCCATGATTATCGGCTATCAGGAACGTCACTGCATCATTGCCTACCTCGCCATCGACAGCACCGTCCTGTGGCGATGGCTCGGCCAGCATCTCGGCTGGAGCGCCTAACCATCTGCCTCCCCCCAAATCAAGGACGCTAGATCATGCCCTTAAGCAATGTCGAGCTTAGCTCAGCCGCCCTTGTGAAACTTGGGGCGAAGAGCATTTCCTCCTTCAGCGACGGTACTGCCGAAGCCGATGTCGCGGGAACACTCTATGACATCGTTCGTGATAGCTTGCTCGGCGCTCACCCGTGGTCGTTCGCAACGGCCCACGCTGAACTCGTCCAGCTACCGACGGCTCCGCTTACCAACTTCGAGTATGCATTCGAATTACCGAATGATTTCATCAAGGCTTTGTCGGCAGGCGACACCTGCCGGAGCCGAGGTGCGGTCTATCAGATTGTTGGCCGTGAAGTTCACAGCAACTATGAAGAACTGACACTCGCCTATGTCAAACGGGCCGACGAAGCGGATTTTCCTGCCTACTTCGTCTCGGCACTGGTCAATCGATTGGCTGCTGAGTTTTGCCTGCCGCTCACAGAGAACGCATCGCGTTCCGACCTCTTGTTCAGAGTTGCCGATACCGAACTCAAGCTCGCCAAGCTAATCGATAGTCAGCAGGACACACCTCCAAAGGTTGAAGACTTCACGCTGATCGAGGCTCGGCTCTGATGACCCGCATCAACCTCCTGCAGACCAACTTCACATCTGGAGAATTGGATCCGCAACTGCTTGGCAGAAGCGATCTTCGATCCCAGGAGAATGGTGCTGCGAAGCTGCAGAATGTCTTCGTGGAAACAACGGGCGGTGTCCGGCGGCGCTCGGGCATGGCCTATCTTGCAACGGCGGCAGGACGTGGGCGTCTGGCAACGTTCGAACCAAGTTCGGGCGGCACCTTTCTCTTCGTTTTCTCCGATCTGCAGCTCGATATCTACGAGGATGGAACGCTCCTAAGCACGCTGACCACGCCCTGGACCGAGAACGATGTCAAACAGATCAGCTGGGCACAGTTCGCTGACAGTGTCCTCGTCACACACCCTGATCACGCACCTCAGCAGATATTGAAAGTCAGCGATGTCAATTGGACGATTGCTGACCTCGAATTCAGCGAAAAGGAATCGGGCCTCAGCTGTCAGCCCTTCGCCAGATTCGCCGCCGATGACGTCACATTGGAAGTCAGCGAAACAAATGGCACCGTCACGCTCACCACATCTGATGATGTTTTTCTGCCGGAACATCTCGGTGCCATCGTTCGCATCCGGGGCGAGCAAATTGAGCTCACAAGTATACTAGGCCCGACCACGGCCGAAGGGTTGGTCCTGCAACCTGGCGGCCTCACAGATCCCGATGGCACAGGGCCGGCACTGGCAACTGACCCGACAATTGATTGGGACGAGCAGGCGTTCAGTGATGCTCGCGGCTGGCCGATTGTCATCTCATTTCACCAAAACCGAATGGTCATTGGTGGCTCCAGAGGCCTGCCAAATGGTCTTTGGCTGTCGCGATCAGGCCGCTTTCTCAACTTCGACCTCGGCACGGGGCTGGCCGACGAGGCGATTGCCTTTCGTCTGTCAGCCAATAGTGCACCGGCGGTACGAGCACTTCAGTCAGGCCGCCATCTTCAGATCTTCACGTCCATTGGCGAATGGATCGTCACTGGCGATCCGCTTACACCCACCAACATTCAGCTCCAACAGCAAAGTCGAATCGGATCGCCGATCGATCGCCAGGTACCACCGCGCGACGTCGACGGGGCGACATTGTTCGCAGCGCGCAGCGGCCGCGAAATTCGTGAGTTTCTGTTTACCGATAGCGAACAAGCCTATCAGGCTCCCGATCTCGCCCTGCTTGCGAGACATTTGGTCCTCGATCCCATCGACCAGGCGTTCGATCGCCGGCGACGCCTCTTTCTCATCGTCATGGCGGACGGATCCCTTGCGACAATTGGGATCTATCGTAATGCGGATATTGTCGCCTGGAGTCAGCAGACGACAGATGGCGCTGTTCTATCGGTTGCCGTAACCGACACACGCACATTTCTGCTTGTCGAGCGAACCAATGGTGTCCTGATCGAGGAACTTGTCGACGATCTGTTTGTGGATGCAGCGCTGCAGCTTAGCGAAGCCTCGCCGACGACGACATGGTCTGGCCTTGATCATCTTGAGGGGCAGAATGTTACCGTTTTGACGGAAACCGGAACCGTTGAAATGGCGAGCGTCACAGCGGGAGAGATCACGCTATCCGTACCCGCAACGGACATAGCCGTTGGCCTTCCCTACAGCCACGTCGTCGAACCTCTTCCACCGGCCACGAATTCGACGTCGGGACGGACCCAGGAGCCCCTTTATCGTCCGATCAGGCTTGCCTTGCGTATTCTTGCAACCAGCAGCCTTCGCATCGATACCGGCGGCGGGCCACGTGATCTCCTGTTTCCGAACGCGTCGGCGACGACACCGTTTACCGGCGATCAGAATCTGCGCGCCCTCGGGTGGCGTCGCGGTGCCAACGAGGCACCCTGGCGAATCGAACAGTCCACCCCCCTCCCCTTCACGCTCCTGTCCGCAACCACAGAGATAAAGGTGAACAACTGATGGGTGCTCTCAGCAGTCT